TTATATAACCAAATGCAGCAACAGAAGCAGCTGCGGCTAATGGACCAAGAAAAGGAGTTAACATTGTTGCAAATCTTCCTAAAGTTTTAAAAACAGTCTTTATATCTTTTATATCAAAAACATCTGTTAAAATATCCAAAATATTTTTTTCTTGTGCTGGAGATGATGCAGTTGGTGCTTCTTCTTTTGTTACACTTACATCTTTTGTTAGTTTCTTAATGGCTTCTAATAACTTATCATGGCGTGCTTTGGCTTCTGCCAAATTTTCTTCCATGTAATTGTTTAATCGGTCTTGATGTAACTTATCTTGCTCACCATTTCTTTGTAAGAAGGTGTGTATTTTATTCAACATATCAATCATTTCTGCACCTTGTGGTAAAGGCTTAATTTTACTGGCAGTATTGTTTTTACTTTTTACATTTTTAGTTTTGTTTGATGCGTATTCTTTATTTTTTGAAGATTTAGTTTTGCCGTTTATAAAATTATTGATGGTATCTCCATCAAATTTCTGCATCATTTTTTTGGTGGTTTTTACAGTTTCATTGGAAACCTCTCTAGCCAATTCTTGTCCTTTAGGAGTCAATTGGTATTGAAAATCTATATTGGCCATTATTGTGTTTTCCTTTGTAAAGCAGACCTGTCATCTTTTTTATTTCCCCGTACTACAATATCAGCCTCAGGTTCTGATGAAGGTGTCATAGTATTATTTACAATAGTTTTATTTTGTGGTGCCGAAGAATCTTTTAAGTTTTTGTTTTCTTTGGATGCTTGGTCTATTTGTTTACCTGAGGCTGCATCTGAACCTAGTTGTGAATATTTGCTTGCAGCTTCCAATTGCGAAGCTGTTGTTTTGCCAAGATTTGAACTAGGATCAAACATTTTGTCAATCTTATCTTTATCGGATCCAGCAAAGCCTCTAGCCACATTGGCTATTACCACCTTTAAAGATTCTTTTTCATCTGACAAAGCATTTAAAGCAGCCAAACCTTTTTTAGAATCTCCACGTCCTAAAGAGTTCATCAAATAAGCACCTGTCGCTTTTGCTGCGGTATCAAAATCTCTTGTTATTGCATCAGGATCTTTTTCAAGGTCAATTCCAATAATATCACCAACAGATTTGTAAACGCCTTTTCCTGTTATCTGAATAAGGCCTCGGCCTCTGTATTTGTATGCATCAGCGCCACCAGGATATACTAATGTAAACCATGCTTCATCCCCTTTATCCATAATTTGTTTAATATAATCAGCAGGAACACCATCTGGCATATTTAATTGTTTTGCAACACGACCACCTTTGGCTAATTGTGGAAATTTCAAATAAAGATAATCAACACCTCTTTTTTCTAATGTTGCTTTCCAAGGTTTTACACCATCTTCAGGTTTAAATGGATCAAGGCCAGATTCTTTTGCTGATGTGGCTACTATGGCACCAATAGCAGCTTTGCTCGTAATACCTAAAGTTCCCAATGCAACAGCAACTTGAGCTGCTCGACCCTTTAATGCGGTTGCTGCGGCCGCAGATGTGATTGCTTTACCAGCAGTTGTAGCCGGTTTTGGTGGTGTAGGTGCAACTTTTTCTGCTGTTGGTTTTGGTACTTCTTTTGGTACTTCTTTAGGAGGAGGTTTTACTGCCTCTTTAGGTACTTCTTTTACTGGAACTTTTTCTGGTGGCGGTTTAACTTCTTCCTTTTTTTCCACCTTTTTTTCTTGTGGCTTAGGTTCTACTTTCTTTTCTTCTACTTTCTTCTCAGTTGGTTTAGGTTCTACCTTTTTTTCTTCTACTTTTTTAGCAGCAGGCTTAGGCTCTTCTTTTTTAGAAGGTTCTTCTTTTTTGGTAGGTTCTTTTTTTGGTTTTCTAGGTTTACGCCTAATACTCAATGCTTTAATCAATTCTTCATTGAATTTATCATCTTGTTGTTTTTTAGTATCGGTTTGGTTTTCTTGATTTAGTCTATTAGAAAGTTCTTCAGCCCGTGCCTTTTGCATCTGGTTGAAGATTGCTCCGAGAATTTTTGTGGAAGATGATAATGATTCTGAATAAGCCTGATTAATTTCATTAAGATTTTTAGGAGACTTACCAGCAGGAACTGTAGATAATCCAAGAATCGCACGGGTAGTATTACCAGCAAATCCAGTCAATGCTGATACTGTAGATTTAAGTGCGCTTGATATTGACATCTAATTTCTTTGTCTTTCTTTTATCTTTTGGTTTTCTTCTTCAATAAACGAAATCAACATAGAAATATAGATATCTCTTTCCCAAGGTATCATATTTTCAAGTTCAGACAGACTATACTTATGGTGCTGCATCATAGAAAAGTTAGTCTTATAGTAATTCTTCAGATTGTCATGACGAAATGTTAAACGAAAAAACTTTCAAGGCCTTCCACATCAATTTTATGTTGAAAACCACATTTACTACAAGTTATATCTAATGTCTCTTTTAGTTTTGGTAAATTATTAAAGAAGTTTTCTACCTTGGCAAATTGTTCTTGATTCATACCTTCCACAAATTCCAACATCTCATTTGGTTGTGCTTCATGACCATAATAAAATTGTTCACCATCATAAATGTATTCAATACTATTAGCAATCATATTAAATGTCACCTCATTGATATTATCATACCTCAATGAATCTTTAATAACACTAAACTCTGGATACTTTAGTTTGATACTCAATTTACTATCTAACTGAATTTCAGGTGACACTTCATCATTAGACTGAACCTTAATTTCCAATAAGTTAATTTCTTTTTCCATAATGTTACCACACTCAACTTCATCAACTTCATTGTTACATCTGTACCGTGATTCAATTACTTCACCTACTGATTTTGCTCTGAGGTTAATGAAATAGTATTCAACATCAATGATTGGTAACTTCTCAATATCAATACCTTCAGTCAAGGTACAGTTATAAAGTATATCACGAACACTTTGTTGTATCGTGGATGCTTCACTAGATTCCATAGCCATTAACAGATTTCTTTGTTCTTTGACTAAGAAAGGCCGATACTTAATTTTTTTCTTTGAAACTGGTAATTCAATTTCATAAATTGGTACATCAATTTTTGGTAATGCCATTTTATTTTCACTCCATTAGTTAAACATCAATTTATATCCCCAAGTTTGCTTCTGTGGTTATTTGTGCATTAATATCCGAAACACCAGGACCTGCAAGCGCTGAAGAAATTGAATTGATTCCAGCATCAACCAATTGCATACCAAGTGCTTGTAACGAATTGTTCTGCCAGTATGTGTAGGCAAAATCTACTGATATTTTATGAAAACCATCATCAGACCAATTTAAATCTAATTGATTCATAGAAATAGGATAAGCATCATATAGATTAACCGAATAAGTTAATTCATTTGATACATTATATTGGTTAATTGTAATGATTGTTGCATAGTTATTCTTGTATCTAAAGTTATTATTGTATTGTGGATTGATATAATTCAACCAAGCATCAAAGAACACTCTTTGACTCATATCATCATCAACAATAAATGTGAGTGACATATCATTGTATGTTGTCATATATGGATATTTTTCTATTGGTCCATATGTTTTTTGTTCTGTCGTTCCTAAAGTTCTGCCAGGTAAATTAGCACTATCACACCGATAATTTAATCTCTTAGCTGAGTTTAAGTATGGTATCATCGACAAAGGAACATTAATATTCACATCAAAACGACTGGATCTTGCCAAGTCTTTGGTGAAACTCGATTTAAATTCGTTAATTGAACCTGCCATTTAGTTTTTCCTTAGTTCGTCTACTGAATCTTGCCATACTTCAGGTGCTGTGGCACCCTTAAATTGTTGTAAAGGCAGTAAAGCGGCAATATCCCACTCATTTGGTTGGATGGTAAGTATTTTAGACTGTATATGTGAGGATAAGTATCTTTTAATACACGGTTTAAACTCTTTTAGACGCTTGGACGCAGTTAAAATATCATAGGTGACTCTCATACGCATAATTTCTCCAGCATCACCCATCATTGCGAAATTCATCAATTTATCCAAAAATACCACTCGGTATTTAATAGGTAAATAGTGGAAATTTAGACCTAAAAATCCATCATTATATCTTTCCAATGCCAGTACCATAGGAAACTGGTCATAATATGGTAAATCCATCTTACCTTTAGGATTATAATAGAAACAATATAATCCACCTAAAATAAATTTGTTTACTTGCCTGACTTTTTCATTTGAAATACTTTTTGCAACTCTTACACCACGGACATCAGCAATCTTGGCCATCAACCACTTCAAAGAGTCCTTTGACATGGTTCTTAGTTCGCCAGCAGATTTTTCTTGTGCTAATTGTGTTAGTATAGAGGCCATTACAGTATTTAGTTAGAGACCTAGATGGTCCTCAGTAATCAATTGGAACTCCCAACCACGATCCAAACAAAACTCTTTAGCTGCTTTCCATTTGGCTTGGTTGACACCCCATGTGGTGACCTCGGTGATAAAATGTTTGCTTTTTCTTTTGGGTATTTCAGGAGGTTTAGTTTGTTTTTTTGGTTTGACCTCAAGCATCATCGTTTTTTGTTTACCCTCTCTAGTTTTCATCTTAACAATGAAGTCTGGAAAGTATCGGTGAAACCTATTATCTATTGGAGATTTGTAGGAAATGTGTAATTCTTCTGAAGCCCAAGTGATTATATTGGGGTTTTCGTCTAACCATCTCATCACTCTGACTTCCCAAGACGAGCGATATACAATATTATTGGGGTCACCAACATATTTTTCTGGGTGTTTTGGTTTGAATAGTCCTGAATATGCCATAAATACTATGTATATCAATTATAAAGAGTAAACCATGGCTATTATCTCAATTCCAAGTTCAATCGCTGGTATATCAGTTCCAGGTACATCAAGTAAGGGTCCTTTAGGTGTTTTGTTTGATAATCCATTCAACCAAGACATATTACAATATCCAAGAGACTTAAATTCAGCAACTAAAGGCCATGTAGTTCAGTTTGGTATATTAGAAACTATACCTTTATCATATGAAGAAGTTAAATCAACAGCTATATCTTTAGCTAATGATGTTCAAAATGGAGCAAAAAAAGCCTTTAGTGATGTGACAAGTGGAGCTTCTTTAGATAAATTAAAAAATACACTTGGTCCAATTTTTAAAGGAGATTTTTCTGACATTACTAATGCTGCAGAATCTTTTGGAACTGCAGCGGGAGATGTACTAAACTACTTAGATTCTTCTAAATTGAATTTTCAACCAAGAAGAACAAAAGCCATAAGTTATATCTCATTATATATGCCAGACACATTAAATTTTCAAATAGCTGCTGGATATAATGAAGTTAGTGTTACTGATGCATTGAAAAATGTTGCAACTTCAGCTGTAGGTAGTTTAATTTCAGCTAAAAAAGCAGGCGCCACTTCAAGCTTTGCCACTTCAATGATTGCATCTGGTGTTCAAAATTTTGGAGGATTAGCATTGGGTAAAGCAGGTCTTGCTGTTAATCCACAAATGCAAGTTCTATTTCAAGGAATTGGATTTAGAGAATATCAAATGGCTTTTACTTTTACTCCATATTCTAAACAAGAAGCACAGACAGTAGAAAAAATTGTTAAAATGTTTAGAATGCACGCTTCACCAAGAGTTCAAACTGGTGCTGGTGGTATGTTTTTTGTTGCTCCATCGGCATTTACTGTTAAATTTTTATTCAATGGTAAAGAAAACACACACTTAAATAAAATTAAAGAAAGTGTAATAACTGGTATTGATGTAAACTATTCTCCAAATGGTTGGGCTGCACATGATGATGGTACTCCAGTACAAACAACAATGACGGTACAATTTAAAGAAATCGAACTTGTTGATAGAAATGCAGTAAACCAAGGATATTAATATGCAATACTTTAATACATTACCAAAACTTATAAAAACTGATGATAAAGGTAGTTCATTACTTCTGACCAATATATTAGCCAGAGCTAATCTATTACAAAATTTTCTATCTAGTCCAGCAATCTACTATGAATATGATATTCAAGATGGCGACACACCAGAAATTATTGCACATAAGTATTACGGTGATGTATATAGATATTGGATAGTGTTGTTTGCTAATCAAATTATTGATCCTCAATGGCAATGGCCAATGTCCGGTGATGTATTTAAATCATATATTGATAGTAAATATACATTGGCTAGTCCGGTAGTTAATCCATATACAACGGTACATCATTATGAAAAACAAATTGACACACTTGATATATCAACCAATATTACAACAACCAATAAGATTTCAATTTCGTTAGGCACATATAATTCTTTAACTACTGGTACAACAACTTATTCACTAGCAACTGGTACAGTAAAAGTAACTATTTCTAAAAATTTAATAAACATTTATAATTATGAATTACAATTAAATGAAGATAAAAGAAATATTAAAATTTTAAAAAGTAACTTTGTTAGTCAATTAGAGCAACAATTTCAATCATT